CAACTAAATCTTTTGATATTAGAAAACGCCAAACTTCTATATCAAAATAAGGCTTTGAATAGCGCCTCCTTGAATGAGCGACAAAAAGAAAATATTGTCGAAGCTGTTCGTAACGCCAGTTCAGTAGAAGAGACGAAGATGTTGTTTGAAACACTTCAAAGCGCAGTGGGCCCCCGCAAGGGACGCCGTACAGAATCACTTCGCGAAGCTGTTAGCAAACCTACAACTACGATGCTTCTAGGTTCAAATAGGGGCAATGATGCTTCTACTACTGTTGATCCAAACTTGGATCGAATGTTACGTTTGGCAGGTTTAAAACAATAATTTTTTAAGGAGGAAATATATAAAATGTCTATTGTTGAAAAGTTAACCGAAGGTATCATTAATCGTGATCTTTCCAAGGAAGGTACCGCTCTTATCTCTAAGTGGGAAAAGACCGGCCTCCTAGAAGGCCTCGATGGTGATTCACTTCGCAACGGAATGGCGTGCTTGCTTGAAAACCAAGCCAAAGAGCTACTCCGTGAGAATAGTACGATGGAAGCTGGTAGTGTTGAGGGCTTTGCCGCCGTTGCATTTCCGCTCGTTCGTCGCGTATTCGGCAATCTAATTGCCAATGATCTAGTAAGCGTTCAGCCTATGAGTTTGCCCTCTGGCCTGATCTTCTTCCTAGACTTCACTGTTTCCAGAGATGTTGGAGACGGTGCGGTAGAGCCCAGTCGTTTGGGTTACGAACAAAATACGTCGCTATTTGGCGGCGGACAGGTTGGTCGTCAACTCACCGGCGGTGTTGATTTGGGCGGAACGAGCCTAAAGAACGCCGAAGCGGGCCCGTATGCACTTAATACCGGTTTCTCGTCTCCGACGGGTTCGGGGCAGACTAATACCCTAGCGGGATCAAGTCCAACCGGAACCAACCTTGGTGCCGCGGCAGTGGTCAGTTTCACTTTTGGTGATACGTCTGATCCGGCTTATATGAAGTCAGTTGATTGGGATCCAGATCTTACGTCTGGTAGTTCCATGGTGGCTGTCGTCAGCGTAGCGAGAGCAGCGCTTGATCAGCTTAATCTGGATAGTCTTAATACGATTCAGATTTCTAGCTCGCTCGCCGGAGTCGGCGGCGCAGGCCTAGGAAAGGAAGCGGCCGGCGCTGGCAGCTGTAATGGCCAGTCGGCGCGCCTGATGCGACGTCACACTCATTATAGTGGTTCAACCAAGACCAGCATTAACCTAGTGTTTGTTGGTACCGGTTCGAATGGTTCAAACCAGGATGTTGCTGGTCTCGCCCGGTGTGCACTTAGTGCGCTCACTGGCGGTACCGCGGTCACCGATGTGCCCGTTCTTAGTTGGCAGCAGTCTGATGACTTCATCAACAGTCCAAACAGTTCAGCACAGGGTGCCATTCGTGGTACTTCTCTGTGGGGATTGGAAAATGATAAGTCTATTCCCGAGATCGACATCAAGATCGATTCCGTCGCTGTTACGGCGATAACCAAGAAGCTCAAGGCCAAGTGGACCCCGGAGTTGGGACAAGATCTCAATGCCTACCACAACCTTGATGCCGAGGTTGAGCTTACTCAGATTTTGTCTGAGCAGATTGCTCTAGAAATCGATCGTGAGATTCTCGAGGATCTAGTTGTCGGCGCAACGGCTGGTAAGCGTTACTGGTCTCGTGCACCTGGCAGGTTCCTTGATCGTATCACCGGCGTAGAAGTGGGTGTTTCCACGGTTGCTCCCGACTTCACCGGTAACGTGTCTGAGTGGTATGAAACCCTCGTTGAGACAATCAACGATGTTTCTGCTCAGATCCACCGTAAGACCCTACGGGGTGGTGCTAACTTCATCGTCTGCGGACCTGAAGTGGCTAACATCCTTGAGTTTACGGCTGGTTTCCGAGCTAATGTCACTGTTGATAGCGACAAGGGCACAGTCGGTGCTGTGAAGACTGGTAGTCTTTCTAAGAAGTGGGACATTTATGTTGATCCCTACTTCTTGCGAAGTGTTGTACTAGTCGGCCGAAAGGGAGGCAGCTTCCTAGAGAGCGGATATGTTTACGCTCCCTATGTGCCGCTGCAGACCACGCCTACAATCTTTGGAGTAGAGGACTTCGTGCCCCGCAAGGGTGTCATGACCCGCTACGCCAAGAAGATGGTGCGGCCTGACATGTATGGTCTAGTTATTATCGCTGATATGACTATTGGCTAATACAGCCAGTCTTTTATTAGACAAATAATACGAAAGCCTCGGCCCGAAAGGGTCGGGGCTTTCTATTTATGACAGTACTACTATTTAAGTTGAGGGTCGATCATGGCATTACCAGTATTAAATCCGGCAAGTACGACAAATACTAATATTTTGTCGTCTGCGGGTACCGTTTCTAGCGTAGCCGCCGCACTTCCTTTTGGTATTTATGCCGGCTCAACTGACTTTTTATCCGGTGCTTCAGATCAGGTAGCCTACACCTACAAAAAACTGGGCGGTGATGTTTTAGATATTGAGTTGGCTGAGGGGAATGTCTATTCAGCTTACGAAGAAGCGGTTTTAGAATATTCTTATATAGTAAACATTCATCAATCGAAGAATTCTCTTTCTAGCTTTTTGGGACACACGACAGCCTCGTTTGATCAAGATGGTCAAATTAAAAGCGGAGAATCTCTTTCAGGATCTCAGATAGAATTAAGGTATCCAAAGTATGATTATGGTTACATCCGTCGCAGCAGCGATAAGGCGATTAGCGAGATAGGTCTTGGCGGCACTGAGCCTATTTATTCAGGCTCTTTTAACACGGCTAACAACAAATCTGATTATGATTTACAAAGTATTATTTCCTCTTCTGCGGCCACTGAGTCCGCAACTGAATATTATGGAAAAGTGGGCAATAAAAGAATTATAATTCGAAGAATGTATTATAAGACTCCAAATGCAATGTGGAGATTTTATGGATATTATGGCGGGTTTAGCGCGGTTGGAAACTTGAGAACATACGGTCAATATGCCGACGACTCTACCTTTGATATAGTTCCGGTTTGGCAAAACAAGCTGCAGTCAATGGCTTACGAGGACGCTCTAAATACTAGAGTTTCTCACTGGTCGTACGAGATCAAAGATAATAAAGTGCGGATACACCCCACGCCTAGTCTCGGCAATAGCCCCAATAAGTTTTGGTTTCAATTTACTGTTGAAAGCGATCCGTGGGAGGCTTCAGGATCAGCTGGCACATCTGTCCAGGGTATTAATAATATGAATACGCTTCCGTTTCAGAATATTGCGTATGGTAGTATAAACTCTATTGGAAAACAGTGGATTCGTCGGTTTGCTTTGGCGCTTACAAAAGAAATGCTGGGGCAAATTCGTGGAAAATTCTCTTCTATCCCTATTCCCGGCGAGGCTGTGACTTTGAACTCTGCCGACTTGCTATCGCAAGCAAAAGCGGAGCAAGATGCCCTAAGAGAGGAGCTTAAAACCACTCTAGACGAGCTTACATATTCTAAGTTGGCAGAACAGGATACAGTAATTTCTGATAGTACAGAAAAAGTTTTGGGCGATATCCCAACTGGCATTTATGTGGGGTAAGTAGATGAGCGATCCGAACAAGAAATGGACACAGCCAGCGGCGCCTCCGCCTCCCATGTTTTTTGGAAAGAAAGAGCGTGATTTAGTAAAGCAGGTTAATGATGAGCTAGCCGAAAGAGTTATAGGCCAGACTGTAGTTTATTATCCTATTGATATCGATAATACTAATTTTCACCCGCTTTATGGAGAGAGCATGAATAAAACTTTTCTGCCTCCGGTGCGTGTGTATGCATATGTTGAGGTAGAAAACGAACAAACTAATGATAAATATAGTTATGAATACCAGAGTAGTTTAACAGTCCATTTTCACCGTAAAAGATTGACCGCAGATCAGAATTTATATGTACGCCCGGGCGATTTTGTACAATACGGCGATAAATTGTATGAAATAGTTCGAACCTTCAATGATACGAAATATTACTTTGGCCAGGTTGACCACAAATTCCAAGTAAGTGCTGAATGTAAGCGTGCACGCAGAGGTACTTTCGATGCCACGTAGTCGCTCCATAAAAACTCAAGATCAAATTGAAAACCCGGAGAAAAACGACTGGACCGGAGTAAAGGACCCCTCTATTTTACAGGAAATAGAAGTAATGCCTTCTACTCTAGAAACGATAGATTATGCGGTTTACGATTATATGAATGAAACGCTCGATTTATCGGTAGCCACCAATAAAGGCTTTAAAAAGGTGCCCATTATTTGGGCCTCCACCGAACGAGCTTTTCAAATAAAAGCAAATAAAGAATTGCGAGACTCGGAGGATACATTAATTTTGCCTCTTATAACTTTGGAGAGAAGATCGGTTAGTAAAGATATATCAAAACGTATAATTCCTTATGCCAATATACCTCCCGTTAATGATTCTAAAGGCGGCACTATGACGATTGCTCGACGAATTAATCAGAAAAAGACAGCCGAATTTCAAAATAATATAGCTAGAAGAAAATATGCTAATGGTCGAGTGTCGGGTCAAGGATCTGGACAGGGCACATATCCAGGAATTGTTGATGAAAAAGTTGTTTATGAGACAGTGACAATTCCGTTACCAGTTTGGGTATCGGCACTTTATGAAATAAGCATTAGAACCGAATATCAACAACAAATGAACGATTTAGCCACCCCTTTGCTCCGACAAGGCGGCTTAAATAGTATGCCGCGGCGCCTAGAAAGAGATGGCCACAAATTTGAAGCATTTATTAATGGTAGCTTTACCAACAACGCCAACACCAACAGCCTTGATATGACACAGCGTAACTACGAAACAACCATAAGTTTAGAAGTACTTGGTTACCTAATCGGGGATGGTCCAAATGATGATAGGCCAAAGATTGTAATTAGAGAAAACGCGGTTGAAGTTAAAATTCCTCGCGAGCACGTGATAATGGGCGATATTGATGAATATTTAGATAAGCGTGGGTTTTATAGAGAATAGTAATATTAGTTGTCCTTTGCAGCATCACTTTACTATTTACTTAAGAAAACTTGTAAAAAAAACTAGTAGTTTTTTGATGAAGGAGATGCCAAGTAATGTCCGTAGATAGATTTAGATTTGTTTCACCCGGTGTTTTCATTAATGAAATAGACCAGTCGCAAGTACCCCAAGTTAGCATTTCGCAACCAAGCCCTGCTATTATTGGTCGTACAGCCCGCGGCCCGGCGTTTGTGCCGACAATTGTTAATTCATTTGATGAATTTGTTAACATATATGGAGATCCAATTCCCGGTGGCCTCTCCGGAGATGTATGGAGAGATGGAAACCGTGCTGCCCCAACGTATGCTGCATATGCCGCTCAGGCTTATTTAGCGAATAGTGGGCCGGTCACGATAGTTCGCCTACTGGGCGACCAAAGTGCCACCGCAACTTCCGCAGCGACTGCTCGGGCAGGCTGGAAATATCCCGAATCAGCTTCTGGTTCGGCGGCCGGCAGCAATGGCGTCGGCGCAGGCTCTGGTGGAGCTTACGGGCTTTTCATGCTTCAGAGTGGTTCGGGCAACAAGCCTCACGTTGAGGGCCTCTTAGCGGCCGTCTTTTATTTGAGCAGTTCTGCCAACATAGTTCTAGTTGGTTCTCAACCGACCAAAGCCGCCGCAGGAGCAGATGTAGAGTCCAACGCGGCCATACTAAACGCAACCACAGTTAGCAGCGCCAAAGAACTTAAAATAAAGATTACGACAGCCGCATCATGGCCGAACTCTGCAGTGGAATCGACGTTTAACTTTGATGTGAATAGTCCACGCTATATTCGAAAAGTGTTCAATACAAATCCTCAGCTTGTTAATTCTGCTATCACGACTGCAACCAACAGAGAATATTATTTCTTGGGGGAAAGCTTTGATCGAGCTATTAATGACAAGTTTGCCGCTACAACTGCCAAGTGGGGTGTAATTTTAGCGCTTAGTGGCACGTCAGGCGGCTCGCGCCTTGGTCTGGCCGACTTCGAAAAAACCTATAAGATACCAGAGACCCCTCCGGTTATTGCGCAGGATCCCGGTCCCGCCACTAATTTCAATATTAACTCCAGTACTCGCGAACTTTTCAGCGTAGTTGCGCGGGACGAGGCCGAGTGGGCACAAAACAACGTTAAGATTGCTTTCAAAGATATTAAGCAATCTCCCAATCCTTCTTTTGCGCCTTATGGAACGTTCTCGCTTCAGGTCCGCGCTATGGATGATACGGATAATAATCCAGCGGTCCTAGAGGAGTATAACAATCTCAACTTAAATCCTAATTCGCCAAATTATATTGCTAGACGAATTGGTGATTCGTATTCTAGTTGGGATTCTACTAACAAGAAGTTCCGATATTTTGGAGAATATCAAAACCAGTCTCGATTTATTCGCATGAATATGAACCAAGACGTTGCGCAAGGTCGCGCCGGGAAAGACTGGCTTCCCTTTGGATTCAAGGGGATTCCGAAATGGAAGGGTTTCAATGTAGTATCTGGATCTTATCGCTTCTTACGGCTAGCCGCCTCCGGCTCCCTGCTCGGCGACGGCGATACCGGGGTTCCGTTAGCATCCTCATCGGTGGCTTTCTGTGGACGTACGGGCACTCCGGGCACTCCCGCGCCAATTATGAGCGCTAGCTCGGGACAGTCCGGGTTCTACCGCCAAAATGTCGTCGACAGCGGGCTCACCGCCGCGGCCACTCCGACGACGGCCCAGAGGAATGATGCCATTACCGCTTCGATTAACTTCCCCATGCTTCCGTTACGAGTATCTTCCTCGGATGGTGGCCTTTCTCTCGGAACGGATGCCTATTTCGGATTCCACTCTACACTTTCTGCCACTTCGCTAGTGCCAGACCACACAATTAGAGATTTAGTCCGTGTACGCCCCGGTACTTTACAGCGCCTTAATCCGGCTAGTGCCGAGCCACAAGAACGTGGCCCGGGATTCTCTTTGGATAATTTGGTGTTGAACGGAAATCAAGATGCTGCTTATCATAGCGGCTCTGGTTTCGGTTATTCAGAGGCCTGGGCCGGCAGCCACCGCGGAGCCCGGAAGAAGGGCACCTCTATCACCGCCAAGAGCAGCTCTTATGAGGCTGTCTTGGATCTGGATTATAACCGATTTGTGGTCCCGTTATACGGCGGCTTTGATGGCTTTGATATTGGCGAAGCCGATCCTTTTAACAACACGCGCGCCCTAGGCGGCGAGGTACCGCAGACGGTTACTTCTGAAAATGATTTTGCCATGTTTGCGTCCGCAAGGAAGGGTATTGACGTAGTTTCAGACCCAGACCAGGTAGATGTCAATCTTATGACAATTCCTGGCATAACTGTACGAGGCATTACCGACCATCTAATAAACGCATGCGAGAGCAGAGCTGATACATTAGGGGTTATCGATCTAGAAGGCGGCTTTAAGTCGGCAGCAGAGAACAACAGCGCATTTTCTACCCGCGCGGGATCAAATCCGGTCTCTGCTTCAGTCAATGCGATAAAGAGTCGTAGACTTAATAACAGCTACGGAGCTTGCTACTATCCTTGGGTTCAAATACTTGATACGCTAACCGGGAAGCGCCTTTGGGTGCCGCCCTCTGTAGCGGCCCTAGGCACCTACGCGAGTTCAGAAGCGGTTTCAGAACTATGGTTTGCGCCGGCAGGATTTAACAGAGGCGGCCTAAGTCAGGGCGCCGCAGGTGTACCGGTTACTAACGTCGTAGACAAGCTTACGAGCGCGCAGAGAGATAAACTTTATGAGGTTAACATTAACCCCATTGCTAGTTTCCCGGCAGAAGGAATTGTGGTCTTTGGACAAAAGACACTTCAAGCTACTCCTTCGGCCCTGGATCGAGTTAACGTTAGACGGTTGCTGATTTTCCTCAAGAAGCGAATTTCTAGAATTTCAACTGGAATTCTGTTTGATCCGAATATTCAAGTAACGTGGGATCGCTTCTTGGCTCAAGTTGAGCCGCTCCTGAGATCTGTTAAGAGTAGATATGGACTAGCAGAGTATCGAGTAATATTAGACGAGACCACTACGACGCCAGATTTGGTTGATAGAAATGTTATGTATGCCAAGGTGTTGCTCAAGCCCACTCGCGCGATTGAATTCATCGCTTTGGACTTTGTGGTAATGCGCTCCGGAGCATCATTCGATGACTAATAAAAAAGGGTGGATTTACAACACCTCACTAATTAAGATATACGGGAGACAATAGAAAATGGCTTTTTGGAGTGACGCTAATATAGAACCGAAACGCTCACATCGGTTTTTGTTTGAATTCGATCTAGGGGGCACATCTTCTCAGGTGTATGCACGCAACGTGAGCAAGCCATCTTTTGATATTGGCCAAAGCGAACATAAGTTTTTAGGACAGTCCTATTATTATCCATCGGCAATTTCGTGGAGCGATGTAAGCGCAACATTGGTTAACTCAATGACGCCGGATTTTGATGATCTTGTGCATTTGCTTCTAGCAACTGCTGGTTATGTTCAGCCGGATTTTGTTTCTACCGGAAATTCTGTAGTTGATGCCGGGACAATCAGCAAGGGAGCTGCCACCGAAGCGCTGGGATCGGTCTTGATTAAAGAGCTTGATGGCGAAGGCGCCACTATAGGCGAGTATAAGCTTAACAATGCTTGGATTAAGTCTGTTTCTTTTGGAGATCTAGACTACGGCTCTGAAGAGCTTCAGACTCTTAACATCACTTTCCGCTACGATTGGGCTAGCTACAACAATCGCCCGGGCTCCGCCGCCGGATAAGAACTAAAAAATGTTTTGGAGTGATCCCAAAATAGAGCCAAAGCGCTCACATCGCTTTGTTGTGCCTTTGCCGATATATGTTCCTCCAAAGAAGCTTACCAAAGCCGGCTCGCCCGCTACTCAGGAAAAAAGTATTAAAGATCTCATTAAGAATTCGTCGGCCAATCTCCTCGCAGGAGAATATGGTAAAAATAATATTTTTGATTTTTTTGCTATATCGTGCACCAAACCAAACATCTCAACTGAGGTTAATAAGGTAACCCCCGGAGGCGCCACGTCTCATCCCATAGTTCGCGAAGATCAGGCGACCGTGTACGAGTTTTCTCCCGTTAAAATAGAGATTTTGGACACCTATAGTCATGATATAGCCTCTACCTTAACAGCTTATCTGTATGCATATGGAAATATTAATGCAGTTCAAGTGGATAAGAAGGCCGGGATTACGTATCCAGGTAAGTTAATTAAATTTTCTAATGGCACCCACGACGAATTTCATATCTATGAAGCGTTAGCCGGCATGCCGCCAAATCATGGCCCTCCTCCTAGGGACGGAAGTTTCCCAGCAGGCAACTTCGGCCGGAAGAGACTTAGGGGTAAGAGCGCGAAAGCCCGAAAATGGATTCTTTATAACCCACACATATCTAAGATAGATTTTGGAACCTACTCATATGGTGCCGACGATCTTTCAAAAGTAACAATTGAAATAGTATATGATAATTTTGATTATGAGTTTGCTCTCCACGATTTTTATCCCGGACCACCAGCGTCCCAGACACAACTAACAAACCGACAGATTCGTCAGCGCGAACGCGCCTCGCGCCGAGCCAGCCGCGGCCGTGAATTTAGGGGAGAAACCGGTCGCCTGCAAGAACAGGCCTTCCGCGAGCGATCGCGGACACGACAGCGCGAAGAAGCACCGTTCCCTCGACCTGCACCACCACCGAACCTCCGGAACATCTCGGACCCCGAGGTCCGTTAATTTAATTTAAAAAAAACTTATTTGGTGATATAATTATATTTGAAAGAGAGGTGACTTTTGTCAGTCCGTAATAATGAAGATCGATTTTCGGCCCAGCAGCCGGATCTAGATCCCCCCGCACAAGCACTACAAGAAAACGATCCACAAAGCGATCCTTTTTCGTTTGTAGTACCCACAGAGTTTGTAGAGCTTCCAAGTAGGGGAGAGCTGTACCCCCTCGACCATCCTTTGTGCGATCAGGAAACAATAGAGATTAAATATATGACCGCGAAAGAGGAAGATATACTTACTTCGCAAAGTTTATTAGAAAAAGGAATCGCCTTGGAGCGCCTCATGGCCAGTCTTATAGTAAATAAGCGCATCAAGCCCGAAGCCTTGTTAAGTGGCGATAGAAACTCTATTCTAATCGCCGCCCGAAAATCAGGTTATGGTTCAGAATATAACACAAAAATAACGTGCCCCAACTGCAGCGAGGCCGATACATATAATTTTGATTTAGATGAGGCTACGACCAATTATTCCCTCGTAGATGAGGAATTAGAAAAATTGGGAGTGCGAATTAATGAAAGAAACAATTTTGAAGTCGCACTGCCAAAAAATCCGGTTACAGTAGAGTTCAGGTTGCTAACCGGCAAAGAAGAAAACTTTTTACTCAGAACATCTGAGAGGCGCAAGAAGAAAAAGCAGCCAGAACATTCTGTTACCGATCAATTGAAGTTGATGATAGTATCGGTTAATGATTATACAGAGCCAGAGTTGCTAGATAAGTTTGCTGAAACAATGACTTTAACTGATACAAAGTTTTTAAGAGAAACATATCAAAAAGTAATGCCCAACAAAGTACTGCGGAAGGAGTTCGTCTGTGACCAGTGTGGTCACGAGGACGAAATTAACTTTCCCTTTACAGCCGACTTTTTTTGGCCTCAATGATGAATACATAGAAAATGTCTATGAACAGTTCTTTTCGTTGAAATATTACGGAGGCTGGAGTTTTACAGAGGCATATAATTTGCCTATTAAATTACGAGAATGGTTTCTTGCGAGATTAATAAGGCAGAAAAAAGAAGAACAAGAAGCCGCGGAGGCGCCAAGTAGCTCTACAAGCGTTGGTAGAACCGAATTAGGTCCTGGTGTAAAAGTACCGAAGGTTTAATTGTTTTTGAGACTAATTATTTTGTACGTGTGAGGTTTTTACGTCGTGAACAATGAAGAATTAGTTCCCACTGTTGTTAATTTAAATGCTGTCAAGGAAGGAAAGCTAAATGAAAGCTTTCTTACGATGCTTGGTGGCGCAATAGAAACACTATTAACCCAAATGTTCGGACACACCGATGTAACTGCGCCGGTTAATGCAATTGTCCGTGGTACCCCTTCACAAATAGCGGCTTTTGGGGACACTCTATCACGAGAGAAAAACTATATGGAAACATTCCTTAAGCATGGCCTCAACGACCCTCGCAGCTTTAATAGCCGCCACGAACTTAACAGCGCCGTTGCCAACTTCGAAAGAGAAACTGGCATAAAGTGGCCCTTCAAGTAGGATAAGATAGTATGGGCGTAGGAGATAACCCAGAGGCTACTTTAGCCGCAAATCAAGCCCTTACCGAGGTTTTAGCAGAACATGTGAATCTCTACGCGCGTCGTAGAGCTGCTCTAGAACAAGAGGTTGCCATGTTGAGGAATGCCAAAGGCATTGCTGATTCGGCTAAGATTATAATTCAAAAGAATTTAGACCTGAAAAGAAATGCAATCGCCGCGGCACAACAGGAGCTTGAAAAACTTCAGGCGCAGCGCGAGGAGCATGAACGACTTGTATTAAGCGGCCGTAACGATGAGCAGACAAAACAGCGCATCCTTGAATTGCAAGGTAAAATTGGTAACCTTACACAGCAAGAGGTTCAAGCAAAGTTTGAAGCTCTAAGCGTTGCTAAGCAGCTGCTGTCAACTTCTGAGAATACAATTTCAGCAACACAAAGAGCCGTACGGACTACTCTTGGAGTTAGCGATGCATGGAAGAAGTCTCTAGTAGGCTCCATGGCCTTTGGGGGCAGCTTAGACGATATTACGGCCGGCCTTCAAAGCACGATTAATGCGTCTAATACAATCATGTCGACATGGATGAAGGTAGCCGAAGTATCAATGAAATCTGCCCTAGAATATGATAGAATGGCGGCCAGTATTCGTCAGATCAGCGGCGACACCGGCGCTAATGACTTGGCACAAAGAACATACCAGGCACACCGATCTATGCTCCAGTTTGGCGTAAGCGTGCAGGATGCCGGCGAAGCCACCCAATCGCTCTATTCAGGTATGGCCTCGTTTTCTCATCTTCTCCCTGCTCAACAAGATGCCTTGAGGCGCCAATCAGCACTTCTGAAAGAAGTTGGAGTTGATTCTCAAACGACCGCGCAGATGCTTAATTTTATGGATAAAGGTTTAAAGATGTCGACATCTGATACTGTTGCTCTGACGAATAAACTTTTTGGTTTAGCTAGCGCCTTAAAAGTACCTCCCGGTGCGATTTTCAGAGATTGGCAGGCCGCTTCGAGCGAGTTGGCCAAGTATGGTGGTAATATGAACGAGGTTTTCTCTGGCCTCGCTATGCAAGCAAAGAATACGGGCTTAAGTGTTAATCAGCTTATCGGTATAACAAAACAATTCGATCAGTTTGATCAGGCCGGCGCTGCCGTTGGACGTTTAAACGCCATATTGGGCGGCCCGTATCTTAACGCGATAGAAATGGTTTACATGAAAGAACACGAACGTGTTCAAGTAATGCGTGACTCTTTAGCCACATCAGGTATGGTGTGGAGTGAGCTTAGTCGCCATGAAAGGCTGCTGATTGCGAATGCTGCCGGAATCAGAGACATGGCGCAGGCCGCTCAATTTTTTGGTGGCTCACAACGCGTATTTAGGGAGGCTGTTGCCAATCAACAAGCTTTGGAAGACCGCGCAAAAATGTCTCAGGCGGCTATGGATAAGCTTAAGAATGCTGCGATGGGACTGGCTATAGCGCTGACGCCTTTGGTAGATGGCATTTCAAGACTAGCAGACGGTTTAGCATATCTAACATCGCACCCTATCGGAAAATGGGTTGGAAGTATTTTGTTTGTTTTGGCGCCCCTTACGGTGAAATTCATCGCCTGGCGGCGCGCCACAGCGATGTCAAATACTGTACTTCAGGCAGCCAATGTAATAATTAATCAGAATGCCGTCGCACTAGGTCGAGAATCGATTGCTACCGACCGCGCAACTGCTGCCCGGGCTCGTTATAATGCAGCACATCAACGCGGCAACTGGGTACTTCGGGATGGCGCGGGTCCCTTGCGCGCCGGCACAAGCAACCTTGCCGGCCTCAGTGCTGCTGCCGGGGGCGCTGTGCCCAAGGCGCGCACCCTAAGTCAGTCATTTGGTATGCTAGCCGGCCGCGTCGGCGCCTTCGCTGCCGGTGCTGCCCTGGCAAACATGGCCCTAGGCAAATCGGCAACCAAAATGAGGGCCGCTATTGGAGCCGCCTTGGGACTTAGCGTTGCTATCATGGCTTTAAGGAGCGCACAGGGTGGCATGAATCCTTATATAGCCGCGGCTGGTTTAGGAGTGTTTACTGTAAGCGCCATGCGTCTTGCTCAGCAAGCAAGACATGCTAAATTCGGAACGGATGAGGAAGGTCTATTTGTTGCCGGCGAAGAAGGTCGCGAGCTTGTTGATACTCGCGGCGGAGGGAATATTAAAACAAACAACGAAACAGAAACTTTGTTAGGCGGTGCAGAATGGTTAACCATGATGGGAGAGGTGAAAGAAGCGATCACAAACTTGTCTATGAGACTAGATAATGTAGGCCAAGGCAAAGGAGCTTCCCAACAGCCAATCACCATAGAGCTTAATGGAGATGTTGTTGGAGAATTTGCCGTTGGCAAAGTTAATGAAGCCTTGGGGCTTACTTAGGAATAATGGAATAGAAAAATGGCTGGAGT